AGAACTTCCAGATAATATTAAATAATCTGGGTCACTACCAACTACGCTAGCAGAAATTGGTAATCCGTGTAAAGAAGCACTTGCAGTATTATTAATAGTACTTCGTAAATTATTAACAGAACTTCCAGTTGTTGATCCAGAGGCTACAAATATTTGAGTGGAACTGTTATTAAGTATACCTGCTGTCGGTGCCACAAATGTAAAATCAACTCCACCAATAGTAACTTCTTGATTATTATAATCACCTTCATTAATTGTTAAAGTTCCATCTGCATAAGTATTACCTTGTAACGCGGTATAACTTCCATACCAAGGAGTTGCTGTATCATTATTATCTCTAAACTTCCAACTTGCCCCATCTTCAATTATTGGATTAGAGTGTGCTCGACCAGAACCCATGTCCCAAGACTGACTAACAGGATATCCATATAAAGTTTGTGTTACATTTAATTCTCTTGAACTTGCATCATATAAATTTAAATAAAATTTTGTTTTTGATCCTGATGTAATTAAATTAGATGCTACTGATTTAGAAATATAAGTCAAATCAAATTTAATTAATGCACGAGAAACATTTACTACTGAACCGTCTGCGTTCATATCTTTTCTAATCTCAAGAATTTCATCAAGTCCAGTATTCATACTTGCACTTGATTCATATAATGTTGTATCTTTTGTTGCGTATTCGAAATAATGCATTAGATGTCTCCCATTACCCTACCTCGAATATCTATATCCGGGTATTTTATTTCAAAGATTGCAGGATCTGTTGATGGATAAACTACTCCATTAAAAGTTGCATCTGGAATATCATATAAATTATTAGAATAACCCTGTGCAGCTCCATTTTTATTATTAATTACAATTAACCGTTGTTCTGTGTTAGGATCTTGATTGGGTGGATTGACTACGGTAGCTACTCCCTCAACTGAAACTATTTCAGATGCCACATCAGCCAATATGATTGGTTGATTTATTTGCCACTTATTTATACTAAAATAAAGTTTTAATTTATCAACACATTTCAATAACACTTCATTTTTATTAAATCCTCTTTTAGTAAGAACTGCAAACTCAACTCCAATATTACATATCCACGCATCCTTTAATTGAACTGCATCAGTCATCATTCTATACTGACTCAAATATACTTTTATATTTTCTTTTACAGCATCATTTATTCTAACTAACTTTCCGGTGTTATCATAACCAAGCATATACATATTTAATGCCAATGGATTAGGTTGGAATGTCGGGTCTGTTTCATTCTGTCCAGTTGCTGCAACTTGTTCATCTTGTATAATATAAACTTTTGCTATATTACCATATTTAGGTGGTAACGAATAAACACGAGTTATATAATCATCTTTGGTTACTGCCCTTCCTTGTGCTTGGAAATATGCAAGTGCATTCACTCTAACATCCTCAAGTGTTTCTGCTCCACCGCCTCCAGTTGCTGGTTTTGGATTTGATGTTGCCGTGGAGTTCAAAGTTATAGTTTTCATATTATCATCTAAACTCAAAAAATTATCAAATACAGGTGATTGTAAAGTAATATTATTAACACTATTAGATGCTACATTATCATCTATCCCACCCCCATAAGAATATTTTATAGTTAATGTTGTATTTGTTGGACATTGACCATAAGTGTCCGTATTTAAAAAATTTGCCGGATCAAAAGCTGTATCAAGAAAACTCGGTGTACCTGGTAAATTTGAACCAACATTAGTTGGATTTGGAATAATTTCTTCATCTGCTCCTGCTGCTATTCCAGAACCAAATCTCATTTCTGTTTTACCATCTGGTCTTATATAAGTTTTAAATCTTTTGGATGTCTTTACAAGTTTTAAAAGAAATGGTGCAAAGTTTCTACCTTCTACTAAATCAGGAGAATTATTTGTAGTATTCTCAAAATCTGCATATACCGTGTCTTGTGCTAAGAATGGAACTTCATACCAACTATTTCCATCACTATCCGTTACTGAAATTATTTCTAATACTGGATCAGAATTCAATACAATTCTTTTATACCTTTCTGCTGCTCCAAATGTTATATAATCCGTAGTAACCGTTCCACTAACCGCCTTTACTGATTTCTTTAATAACCATTTTGTAATATTTGCAGGATCTTGATCATCAAGTTCAAAAATAACATCTTCTCTTGGACTTAATGAACTTGAATCTCTAAATGCTACATCACCCGTTGTTCTAAAAACTGTTCCATTCGTAGATGTTGCCTGTAATCCTGATGGAATATGCAAACAATAATCTTCATTTGGTTGTCTTTTTTCATCTACAACATTATTAGGATCTGATGGTACAGTTTGGAATACATCAAGAGTTACAGATGCTGGTGATGACTGTCTTGGTTTATATCCATATCCTTGTGCAATTTCGTATATGGTTTTCTTTTCTTCTGCAAAAGCTAACATACTTTCTTTAAATTGTTCATCCATATAATAGGATAAAGTATCACCAACATAAGATGCCATCTCAATGAACATCATACCTGGGTCTGATTCATTAAAATCATTATATGTGTTTGGAAAATATGTTTTAGCAAATTCTATTAAACTATTTCTAAATGCAGAAAAGTCTTTGTTTAAATATTTTACGTCTTTATGACCAGGTGCATGAGGCATTTAATTTCTCCCTTATTCTTTAATGGCCGATTCAAACTGATCAAAACTTACTGAAACAGTTCCGAACCTATCAGGCTCAAATGATAATCCAAAATCTATTGATATATTTACTCTGTTAATATTATAATCTGGCATCGTAATTTCTATATTTTTAATGTTTATGTATGGCAACCATTTTTCAAGTGAACTTCTAATTGAATCTTCTAATACATCTCCAAAATCTTCATTCATTGGTTCAAACAATATTGAATGTAATTGTGATCCAAACTCAGGCTGTCCCAACCTTTCACCAGGAATTGTTTTTAACAAATTTATAATATTATATTTTGCCTGTTGAAGTGTAGTTTTAGTTTGTTTGAAATATCCTGTATCTGAATATCCCATAGGAAGTTTTAATCCAATGAAAACATCTGGATTTAAATCTTTTTCTCTTGCTCCCATTAGTTTATTCTCCTTACAGCAACTATTATACCATTTTTAACTTCTAAAATTGCCCTTCTATATGAAGTTGGTATTATATTACCATCATCATCCAAATCTACATCTGAAATTTGAAATTCATCAGTAATTCCTTCGTATTCTTCATTACCCTCATATGTTTGATATCCACCCGCCTGTATATTTCCGTCTAATTTAATTTCATCTTTAGTAAAACGTATATTTAACTTATCAAACAATTTTTTAAATATTTTTAATTGTTTACTAAAATCTAAATTGGCTTTATGTATACTTCTAAACTTTCTCATTATACTCTGTAACTTAGATTTTTTAGTTTTAGGATCATCTTGAGACTGTATTATATTTAATTGACCTTTATTTGTTAAATACAAACCTCCAGGTAATCTATTTTCTAAATAAGACTTATTATCAAATATATCTATATTATCTTCACCAGTTAAATAAGAATGAATAGCATCTGCTTCTTCTTGTGCCAATTTAGAATTTTCTTTTCGGATTCTTTTTTTAGTTTCTGAATCCTGGTCTTTGAAAATTCTATCATTCTTAATTTTCTCAAGTTTATACTTTAGAAACTTTTTATCTAATGCCATTACTCACCCCTCTATGGACGAAAATTCGTTCCGCCACCTTTTTTCTGGTCAATAGCTTTCAAAACAGCTGAATAATCTCGTGTTAATGCATCTTGTACATGGTCTGGAACTTGATCAACATTTACTCTTGCATTTTTGATAGTTTGAACTGCTCCAATATCTCGTTTCTTCTGTTTTGTAGCTTCTGTAGTTGGTGCTCCTGCGGGTGAACCAGCCAAAACATCATTTATCTTACTCGAATCAAATACTCCATCACCTAAAGTTGGATAATCTTCATATCCTCCAACTTGTGGTGCTCCACCTTCACCTTGTGGAACTCCACCAGCGGTTTCATTTAACACTTTGTTAAGAGCCGTGTTTGATGTATAATGAACCTCTTTTTTGGGTTTAGCTTTATACTGTTTTCTGATAGGTTCTTTGAACTCTTTTTCAGTTAATGGTTTTGAAACTAATTCGGTAAGTGAAGATGAATTTTCTTCTTTAATAAATATCTCATTCATTTGTTTTTTGACTTCCTTACGAACTACTGTTTCAATTATTTTTATTAACTCTTGTTTCTTCATTTTATTATCTCCTTTATAAACCTCTTAAATAATCTTGTAATACTGGACTTGCAAAACATCTATTTAATTCTTCCATCTGCTTAACAAGTTCATTTGTAAGTGCTGAAGTATCTACTTCATCAAAATCTGTATCGGTATCTAAATCTGTCCAAGTACCACTTGCTTCTTCACAAGATTTCTTATCTAAGTGTTCTGTTATAGAACAAAATCCAATGGATTCATCTTCATCAATACCTAAATTTTCAGCAGATATCTTATCATACATATCTTGTAAATCTTTTAAATCTTGTGGATCTATCCAAGTTCCACCTGCTGCCTCGCAGGCTTCTTTACTGTCTGGAGGTGAATCACCAGCTTGTACTGCACACATTGCTAAAATACTCATTAGTTGTGCCTGTAATACAGGAACAATTGTTGTAAATCTACCGATTGTTTTTATTAATAAACTAACACACATATCAACTAATCCCATAATATTTAATACTTTCATTAATGCTTCAATTATAGGAACTACAAATGGTGGTGTCCATTTTAAAATCTTTCTAACTATCTTTATGACCTTTTGAATAATCTTTATAACTTTAATTATCGCCTTTATTATTACCATCATTTCCATCATCCACGCCATCACATCCAACATAGTTTTAATGGCCCTTTTTACGGGAGGAGTACAAACATCTTCTGGATCAATTACTGCTTTAGCCATTATAGCATCAACTTCTGCTGATAACTTCCCCAATACCTTATTAAGTTCACCCATCATCTCTTGTATTTTCGCGGTGAATCCAGATAACATCCATGCCTGTAAATCAGGAATTTCCAAATTTGCTAATTGTGCAAGCCAATCTTCTTCTTCCTCTGTAGGTAAATTAACATTTCCTGCCCCCACACAAAAACCTTTATCTTCATCTTCTCCTGGATCACTAGCGGTAAGAGGATCAGGACCCGCTATTGCTCCTTCATTTTCTACAATATGTGGTGCACCAAACCAAGTTCCACCATCTTTAACTTGTCCTGCATGAATTTGAGTTCCTACTGGAACAGTTTCTCCTGGATCAAACTGAAATAAATCATTACCAACATCTGGCCATAATACAGTTGCTCCATTTGCTCCTGCGTATGCACACATATCATCTTCACCGATAATAATAGGGGCAAATACTTCAGTTCCACCTTCACAAGTTAGAATCCAAGTTCCACCTGCAGACTCGCATTCCTCTTTCGTTTCAACTTGTGGAATTGAACATGAACCAACCTCATTTCCATTTATAAAAACAGAACCATCTATTAATTCACATCCAGCTATTAATCTATCACCTGGTCCTAATGTTATTTTTTGTCCTGCTATTGATTTACATCTATGTGCCATATTATGTTGTCTTTACTATATCACTCTTTGGATCATTTAATCGAGTTTTTAATAATTTAAGTGATCCTTCTAATCCCATACACCCCTCTTTAATACCTGATACTGGAACTACAAAATCTACAACTGATCCCTTTGCACCCTGCATAGTAGTACTAAACTCAATTAAATAATCAATTAATTTATCTACAAGATCCATTGTCTGGTCACCCTTCAATACTGGTTCAATCTGAGGTACATCACCACTTGGAAATCCCGTTGTTTTTCCTTGTTCTGGTGCACTACCAAGATATACTTTTTCATGTCCTTCTAAAACAATTCTATTTTTACTAACTAAATTTATATCATTGTCTGAATATAAAAATGCATTTTTTCTTGAATTAAAAACTATTCTATCAGAATTTAAAATTATTTGTTTTCCACTACTATCTGTTCTAAATTTTGGATCCAAATCTTTAACTTTACTTTTCTCATGAGTAAGTGGAACTAATTGATCAGTAGTCATCCATAAAGAAGCACCATCTAAATCTATATCTTCTTTTACTGGCTTATAATCTACTGTTTCTTTTACACCCTGTCCTACTCTCATAATAAGATTAGGTGAATTAACTTTTCCTGTATTTTCCTTTACACCATCTTCAGTTTTAATCTCTTTTATATTACTACCAAACCTAATTGAATTTCCAAACCTACCATTAAATGCTATATCACCTTCTTCTACATCAATTTGTCTTATACTAATATTAGGATCTGTTATCTTTGGTAGATTCTCTTTATACTTATCTGGAATAGTTCCCTTTGTAAAATTAGTTAAATACTTACTTATTCCAGGGTAAGAATTATTAGTTACAACATTATGAAAGTTCATTTTCTGAGTATAATAAAAATCTTCTGCTCCACCAAGAACATATTGAGCGGCTATAACGGACTCTCCTGGATAAGGATAATCCTTAATATTTGCATCCATTGGTTTCATAATACGAGTATCACCTTCATGTGCACTACTATAAAATAATCTAGCCTTTATCCATCCATACTTTGACCAATCAGGTTTATCCTTATTAGGTCCTTTAGTTATTAAAGGTAAATCTTCTTCATCTAACCAAATTTCCAATACCTCTGCCAATTCCAATTCATAAAATTCAGTCGGAGGTGTATCTTTAATTGCAGTATAAATATCTTTTATTTTAGCAGGACCTTCTGACAATCCATGAAAAGCATCAACTACTTCTTCAGCCGCTCTTTTAAACCAACCCATTAATTTTCCTTAACTGATTGTATATCGTCTGTTATTTTATCTGATTTCTTTTGAATGTCTACAACTACCTCATCTATACTTGTGAGTAATTGTTCTTTCTCTTTGTCCGATAAACCGAACTCTGCTTCTGCACCACCTTTGTTTTCAGCAGCAATTAATCGTTGAACAACTGTGGCCAACTTAACAAGTTGTTCATCATTCTTTACATTTATATCCAAATATTCTTTTATCATAGGAATTAACTGAATAGCCATATCCCCATCTTTGATAAATCCAGCAACTTCACCAACTAATACTT